AGGGGAGCGGGGCGGCGGTGGCGGCGCAGCTCCGGACGGGGGATTTCACGGGCGGGCTTTTGGAGCGGACGGCGCCGCTGGGAGGCGGCGAACTCCGGCTCTACCGCGCGATGCGCGAATCGCTCCCGATTCTGGACGCCGCTGTCGGGAAGCTCGTGCGGCTGACGGGCGGCTTTTCGGTATCGTGCGCGGACGCGCAGGCGGAGACGGCGCTGCGGGAATTTCTGCGGACGGTGTCCGTCGGACGCGGACAGTTCGGCATGGACAGCTTCCTGTCGGCGTATCTCGACAGCCTGCTGACGTGCGGGCGCGCGATCGGCGAAATGGTCGTCTCGCAGGGGCGGCTGTGCGCGGTCTGCTGGGGCGATGTGGCGACAGTCGAGGTTTTAGAGGGCGACACGCCGCTCGACTTTGCGCTCGCGCAGCGCGACGAAACCGGACAGCTTCGCGCACTTCCGTACCAAAATCTGCTGCTGTTTTCGACGCTCAACCCCGACCCGGCGCACCCCTACGGCGTATCGCTGTTCCGGTCGATGCCGTTTCTGGCGGAAATTTTAATGCAGATCTACCGGACGATCGGGCTGAACTGGGAGCGCGCGGGCAACGTGCGCTACTCGGTCGTGTACCGCCCGAACGGCGACGCCGCAGACCGCGCAATGGCCTCTGACCGCGCACAGCAAATGGCTGATGAGTGGTCGCGCGCGATGCAGGCGACCCGCTCCGGCGAGGTACGCGACTTTGTCGCCGTCGGCGACGTGGACATCCGCGTCATCGGCGCGGATGGGCAGGTGCTCAATTCCGAGGTGCCGGTACGGCAGATTCTGGAACAGCTTGTCGCGGCGACCGGCCTGCCGCCGTTTTTGCTCGGTCTGAGTTGGTCCTCGACCGAGCGCATGAGCGCCCAGCAGGCCGACCTGCTGACCAGCGAAATCTGGGCGATCCGCCGCGCCGTTCAGCCCGTGCTCGAACGCATCTGCCGCACGTTTCTGGCGCTGCGCGGCTGCGGCGCGAGCTTCTCCATCGACTGGGAGGACGTGAGCCTACAGGACATCGTGGACGAGGCGCAGGCGGCACTGTACCGTGCAGAAACACAGGAAATTCTGGAAAACTTAGGAGGAAACAACTGATGGAGATCCAAAAAGAGGGCGCGGTGCTGCGCACCGGCACGCCCGACCCGCGCCAACTCGAAGCGATCAACGAGCTGGCGCGCGGCAGAGTCGACGAGGACGCGGTCTACGCCTTTTCGGTGCGCCTGTGCGACGACCAGATCGACCGCGACTATGAGCGCTTCTCGACCGAGGCGCTGCACAAGCTCGCGCCGATGTTCGTCGGCAAGACCGGCATCGTCGATCACGACTGGTCCGCCGACCGACAGGTCGCGCGCATTTTTGACTGTCATTGCGAGGTCGAAAACGGCGCGACGTTCCTGCGCGCATGGGCGTATATGCTGCGCAGCGACCGCACGCGCGACACGATCGCCGAGATCGAGGCGGGCATCAAAAAAGAGGTCAGCGTCGGCTGCGCGATGGGCAGCGCAACGTGCTCGATCTGCGGCGCCGCCTACGGCACCTGCGAGCATCGCAAGGGCGAGACTTACGCGGGCGAGGTGTGCTGCGCCGTTCTCGCCGACCCGATCGACGCCTATGAATTTTCGTTTGTCGCCGTCCCCGCCCAGCCGCGCGCCGGTGTGATCAAGTCATGGAACGGCGCGGGCGGCGGCGCATCCGACGCATTCCGCGCGCTGGAGGCGGATGCCGCGTTGGGGAGAATTTACCTCGGCGAACTGCGCAACGATGTGACGAGGCTGGGGCTGCTGGTGGAACTCGGCCTGTCCGAGCCGCAGCTTCGCGCCCTCGCCGACCGCATGACGGCCGAGGAGCTTCGCGCGGTGCGCGAGGCGCTGACGGAGAAGTCCGCTGAGCGGTTCCCCGTGGCGACCCAGCTGCGCGCGGAGGGCGAAAAGACCGAAACAGTCGCGGATTTTCTGGTGTAAGGGAATTTTGGCGTGCCTTGTAGGGACGTTTGTGGCACCGGCTTGCCTGAGCGCCGCGCCAAAGCCTCCCTTGTGTAAAGGGAGGTGGCACGGCGAAGCCGTGACGGAGGGATTGTTCTGCCGCGTGAGAATATTGTGCTTGCAAAAATGTTGGCTTTTTAAGGGCAATCCCTCAGTCAGCCTGACCGGCTGACAGCTCCCTTTACACAAGGGAGCCTTCCGGAATCGAAGCCTGCCTACGAATTTCCGACGCGCTGGAGCGAACCGCAAGTACCGCGGGGGCTGTAACTTCAAGTGCAGATTCTTCGACAAGCTCAGAATGACACGCTTTTTGCCGGTCGCGCGGGTGAGCCTTGCACCGCGCTCGCCCTTGCGGGGGGACAAAAGAAAAAAGAACACATAAAAAGAAAAAATGGAGGAATGGAAGATGAAGACATCATTCAATGGAATTGGCATGGAGCATTTGACGGCTGCGACGGCGGCGGAGAGTGCGGACGAGGGCAAGGTTTGCTGCGCGGCGGCAGACGGCTCCGTTGCGGTTTGCGCAAAGGGCGAGGGCTTTTTCGGGGTTCTGACCTCGGTGCGCTCCGGCGCGGCCTGCGTCCAGCTGCGCGGCTATGTCGAGCTGCCCTACACCGGCACCGCGCCGACGGTCGGCTGGTGCGCCCTCGCGGCGGACGCCAACGGCGGCGTTGCGGCGACAAGCGGCGCGCATGAATTTCTCGTCCTGACCGTGGACACGACCGCCAAGACGGTCGGCCTTTATCTGTAATTCATAGGAGGTACTGTAATGTCTTACGAAACAATTCGACTGGAAAAGGGTATGTATCACGAGGGCAAATCGTTTGCCCAAGTGCTGGAATCGCTTGACCCGAGCGAGAATTATCGCGGCACTGCGCTCGAAGGCACCGACGCCTTCCAGCGCCAGCTCAAGCGCTTTGACATCCATGTCAAGGGCGCTTACTCCGACCCGGTGGAGAAATTCTTCCGCGCGAGCGAGGCATCCGTCCTGTTCCCGGAGTACATCGCCCGCACGGTGCGCACCGGCATGGAGGAAAACAACATCCTGCCCAAGATCACGGCGACGACCACCACGATCGACGGCATGGACTACCGCAGCATCTACGCTGCGACCGACGACGGCGACAAGGAACTCGCCCGCGTCGCCGAGGGCGCACAGATCCCCGTCACGGAGATCAAGACCAAGAGCAATCTGGTTCAGCTGAACAAGCGCGGCCGTATGCTGCTCGCCAGCTATGAGGCCATCCGCTTCCAGAAACTCGACCTGTTCTCGGTCACGCTGCGCCAGATCGGCTCGTACATCCAGACGATGCATCTGAAGGACGCCATTGACGTTCTGCTCAGCGGCGACGGCAACGGCAACGCCGCCGAGGTCTTTACCGTCGGCACCTCGCCGCTCTCCGGCACCAAGGGCACACTCACCTATGCGCAGCTGGTGGAACTCTGGGCGCAGTTCACGCCGTATGAGATGAACACCCTGATCGCCGCGCCGGAGATGATGGTCTCGATGCTCCAGCTGCCCGAATTGCAGAGCCCGCTTGCCGGTCTGAACTTTCAGGGCACCGGCGCGATCGGCACACCGCTCGGCGCGGAGGTGCTGCACACCGACTGCGCACCGTCGGGCAAGCTGATCGGCCTTGACCGCCGCTACGCGCTCGAACTGGTGCAGGCCGGCGAAGTCTCCGTCGAGTACGACAAGCTGATCGACCGCCAGCTCGAGCGCGCGGCGATCACGTCGATCTCCGGCTTCGGCAAAATCTGCGCCGACGCGGTGAAGGTGCTGGTCGTCTGATGGCGCTGCTCGACGAGATCTACACGATGGCGGCGGTATTCCTCGCGCCGGACGGCGACGAGGCGGCCACCGCGCTGCGCACCTGCTGCATGGCATCGCTGCGCGCGCTGGAGGATCGGCTGCGCCCCGGCGTGACCGTCGAGGATTGCCGCGAGAGCTTTATTTGCGCCGCGGCGTGGATGGCACTGTGCGGATTCGAGACCGGATTGGACGCGGACGGCGTCCGATCCGCCTCGGCGGGCGATGTCTCCGTCACGCGCAGCCCGACCGCCGACGCGCTGCGCACGCAGGCCGAACTGATCATGGCGCCGTACATCGGCGACTCGTTCGTCTTTGCGGGGGTGCGCGGATGAGAGCGGACGCCATGATCGCCAACATGGTGAAAAAACTGGGGCGCGAGACGACGCTCGAAGCTGCCGACGGCACGCAGACGACGGTGACGGCGCTGATTCAGCCGGTGCGCTCCAAGAGCCGACAGGCGATGGAGCAAACCGCCATCGGCACGGGTCGATACGGGGCGGAGCAGTACGTCTACCTCGGCCCGCCGGAGGCGGAATTGACAGACACCCGACGCATCGGCGCGGGCGGCGCGTGGTATCGGGTGCGCCGCGCGGAGCGCGTTGTGGTACACGAGCGGACGGCGTACTGCTGGGCGCTGCTGATACGGGACGGAGGTGACGCGCCGTGGAAGAACTGATTCAGGCGCTGCGGGAGCTGGTACAGCGCGCGGGTCTTGACTGCATCCGCGCGACGCCCGCCACGGCTGCGCCGTATCTGCGCGAGCCGGTCGCGGCGCTCTCGATCGGGCAGGCCGACGGCGCGTCCGCCGGATTTTTCGACTACCTCGGCACGGTGGACGACGACGAGCATGGCACACGCGCGCTCTATGGCCGCCGCGTGGACTGGACGGTCACGCTGACCGTCCTCTCGCCGGGCGAGGACGGGGCTTCTGCTGCCGAGGATGCGGCGGCAAAGGTACTGGCGGCGCTCAGCCTCGACGCGGGGGCGCTCCGCGTCGGCGCGTGCTCGATGGGTGCGTGCAGCTACGACGGCGGTGCGGATGTATTTTCCTGCGCCGTACAGGCGAAAATTTCCACGATGTGGTACGCCACCGCGGCCGAGGACGACGAGACCCTGACCGGGTTTGAATTGAAGGGAGAATGGAAATGACAACTTATCACGAACGACCGGGCGTGTACTCGGACTACGACTGTTCGAGCCTGACGGCGACGGGCAGCGCCGAGAAGGTGATCGCGCTCGTCGGCGTTTCGGCGGCGGCGAGCGAGCCGCTTCTGACCGTCACAAGCTATGTTTCCGGCGCGTCGGCGGTCGGCACGGAGACCGAACTGGGCGGGCTGCTGCGCCTCGCGTACCAGAACGGCGCGGCGACGGTTCTGCTCGCGCCGGTCGCGTCGGACGACAAGGCCGCGTATGCGGCGGCGTTTGACCGCGTGTTTGCGGAGAAATCCGCGTCGCTGATCGTCTGCGCAAGCGCAAATGCCGAGGTGCAGGCTGACCTGAAAACGCGCGTGGAGACGGCCTCCGCGCAGCGCTGCGAGTGCATCGGCCTGTGCGGGCTGGGTGCCTCGGCGACGGCGGACGAGCTGATCGCGGCGGCGGCAAACCTCAACTCCGAGCGCATGGTGCTGGTCGCGCCGGGCTTTTACGTCGGCGCGGAGGAGCGTTCCGGCGCAGCCGGTGCTGCGGCGCTGGCGGGTGTTCTCGCGGCGCAGACCGACCCGGCGCTGCCCCTGAACGGCGCGGCGCTGCCCGGCCTTGCGGGCACGACGGCGGATTTTGACGACACGGCGCTCGACCGCCTGATCTGCGGCGGCGTCACCGTCTGCGAGACCGCCTCGTCCGAGACGAACGTGATCCGCGCCGTCACGACCCGCACGACGACCGGCGGCGCCGCCGACACGACTTGGCGCGAGCTGACCACGACGATGATTCTCGACGAGGTCATTCCCGCCATCCGCACGGCGCTGCGCACGAAGTTTGCCCGCGCGAAAAACAATGCGCTCACGCGCAGCGCGATCCGCTCGCAGGTCATTGTCGAGCTGGAGGATCGCGTCTCGCGCGAGATCATCGACAGCTATGACGATGTCACGGTCACGGCGTCCACGAGCGACGCGACGACCGCGCTGGTCGAGTTCGGCTTCACCGTCACGCACGGCCTGAACCGCATCTTCCTGACCGCGCACATCAGCGTCTGACGGGGAGGAGGGACAACATGACCGGAAAAATTCCGACAACCGCCGACATTTATCTGGAGATCAACGGCGTGCGCGTCGCCGTCGTGCAGAGCTACAAGGTCACGGCGGCCAGAAGCTCGCGCGCGGTGTCGGCGTTCGGGCAGTCCGAGCCGATCGCCACGATTCGCGGCACGACGGAGTACACGCTCGAACTGAGCCGCCTGTACGCCACTGACGAGGCCATCCGCGACGGCATCGACTTTTACTCGCTCGAGGACTTCAACCTCGTCGTCTGCCGACCGGACAGCCGCGTGATCTACACCGGCTGCCAGTGGGCGGAGCTGAGCGAGAGCGCCGAGGTCGGCGGCATGGTGCTCGAACAGGTCAAGATCACCGCCAGCCGCCGGACGCAGGTGGCCGCATGACGGCGGTGCTGCAATGGCTCGGCGGGGCGCGGCGCATTCGCGCGGGACGGTTCACGCTGCGGCTTCTGACCGCGCAGGAATTGCTCTGCGCGCGCGCTGAGGCCGACGCCTGCGTCGGCGCGGACGAGCCGACCTATGGGCTGTATCTGAATGCCGCGATCGTATCGCGCGCCGCGCTGCGATGGGGCAGACCGGCGTTCGGCACGACCGCGCGGGTTCTGGAGCGACTGAGCGCCGAGGAGATCGAGGCGCTTGCCGCGCGGTATGCGATGCTGCGCGAATCCGTCGATCCGTCGCCGACAGACGACAGTTTGTCGCATGAGGCGCTGATGGAGGCACTGGCGGCGCAGCCGCTCGAACGCCTGAAATGGCGCGTGCTGCGCAGCTTTTCCGTCCTGCCGAGCGCGCCGGAGGCGCGGGCGATGACGGATGGAGATTATTTACAGTGTGCGCTGCACACGCTGCTCGACGCGCGGGAGCGCGAGGCGAGACTTTGCCCGGAATGCCGCGCAAAAGCCCGACAGAACGCCTGTCCGGGCTGCGGCGCGCCCGTCGCCGAGACGGTGAATCCGTCGTTCGACGAGGCGATTTTTGAACAGCGGAGGGGTCAAAATGCTCGCTGAACTGTTCGCGCGTCAAGCCGCGCTGGCGGCGCGCATCACCGGAACGAGCGTTCCGACGGCGCTGCTCGATGCGTGGCAGGAATCGGGGCTCGTGGCGGGAAACGACAAAACGTCGCGCGAATCCGACGAAACGTCGTTTCTGGAAACCGCTGCGTTCCGCGGCGAGGCGGCGGCGCAGGCGCTGACGGATGCGCTCTCGGCGGCGCTTCAGACGTTGGACTGGAGCGGGACATCGGGCGGCACGGCGGCGGAGGCGGAAAGCGGGACTGTCCGCGAGACGGCGACGCCCGGTCGGCAGTCTGCTGCTGAGGCGTGGAATGCCGCCGCCGCGCTGATCGCCCAAAATCGGCAGGTGACGCAGAATTTTACCACACAATCGGCGGATATGGCGAGTATTTCGCGGTTCTTTGAACGCG